GGCGGCGAGGGTGACGCCGCCCTTGGCAATCTGCGCGCCGCGATCCAGGCCCATGGCGTAGGCCCGATCTTGGAACGCAATGAGCTGATCCGAAAAGCGCTCGGAGTGCTGCTGGTGCAGGTTCTCGATGGCGTGACGATCATCCGGGTGGTTGCGGGTTTCTGCGAGCATGGGGCGTCCTATCCGGGTCATGCCCGGGCGGTGGAGGGTAGGTTATGCGGCGTCATTCGTTGTCGATCGAGAGCAAGGTGAATGCTGTTGCTGCCACTCGCGGAACTTGTCCATTGCCAAGGGCTTTAATTCGGTCCACCCGATGGGCCACCCCATCAGCCACTCGACCCATTCCGGGTTCAGCTGGCCACCGTCCGAAGCCATCACGGCATGGTCGATACGATCGTTCAGGCGACTCTTGCCTGACTTGCGTATCAGGCTCGCAGGTGACGATCCTTTGCTCGCGCTCGCGCTCGCGCTCGCGCTCGCAATCGGCGTCGGCCAGGATCGGGCGGAAACTGCCTCTATCAGCGTCCCGCCCTCCCGACTCTTGCGTGGTGTCACCCTGCCGCCTTTCGTCGCCAGCGTTGCCGTCGGCGTCGGCCATAGCATGACCTCCGCCGACAGCTTCGGCTCGCCTCTGCTGTTCCATTTCCCTGCTGGTCGGCTGGCTGCGTCGTCCGCGACGATCGTTTGCCACAATCCAGATACGGTCGCGCTGATGGGGCGCTCCGCAGTCGGATGCTGAAACAATGCACCACTGCGCGTCATACCCCATTTGGGCAAGGTCACCGAGGACCACGGCAAGTCCTCTTCCCACAAGCAGAGGTGAGTTTTCCAAGTACGCCTTTGCAGGTCGTACCTCGCCGATGATTCGCGCCATTTCACGCCAAAGCCCCGAGCGCTCTCCATCGATGCCGGCGCCATTCCCGGCAGCTGATATGTCCTGACACGGGAATCCGCCAGAAACCACGTCAACAAGGCCGCGCCATGGTCTTCCGTCAAAACTGCACACATCAGACCAAATCGGGAAAGCTGGGAGGGCTCCATCGTTTTGTCGTTGCGCCAGAACTTGTGCCGAGTAGGCATCACGCTCAACGGCACAGACGGTGCGCCACCCGAGCAAGTGGCCTCCGAGTATTCCGCCACCAGAGCCTGCGAAAAGAGCCAGCTCATTCATTTGAACTCCTGCGTTGATAGGTTTTGGTCAGCGCCGCGTTGACGCTGTTGCCACGCTTGAGCACGACATTGGCCAGCGCGGCTCGGTCCTTGTGGCTGTGGCTGGCTTGGCCGAGCAGGCCGAAGTAGCTGTTGGCGGTCTCGCGCAGATCCTCGGCCGGTGCCGCGGCGGTGCGCTTCAATGCCTGGGCCAGTGATCGTTTCCGCGTCGTCCGGCGCCATGGTTTGATGGCGTGCCCGACAAAGTCCACGCCGCGATCCACGGGCTGCAATATGGTCTTGCTCGGGTTGAGCTGGGCGCCGAGGCGAGGCAGGAAGGCTTCGACCTGCTCGCGCCACTGATTCAGCTGCTGCGGCGATTTGTGAAGGAACACGAAGTCATCGACGTAGCGGACGTAGTGCTTGGCGCCGAGCTGGTGCTTGGCGAACTGGTCCAGGGCGTCGAGGTAGACGTTGGCGAAGAACTGCGACGACAGGTTTCCGATCGGCAGGCCCAGATGCGCCGGCTGAGTGGTGAGGCGCTTGTGCTGCGGCACCCGATTGAACAGGTGAGCCGGACTGCGCACCTCGTTATCCTCGCGCGGGTCGTGCATCAGGATCTGTTCGGCCAGGGTCAACCACCAGGGTTCGGTTATCTTCTTGGCCAGCTGCTGGCGCAGCACCTGCTTGTCGATGGCGACGAAGAAGTTGGCCAGGTCGCACTTGAGGTAGAAGACCGGCTTCGACCAGTTCTGCGTGGCGCTGCGGATCTTCGCCTCAAGCCGTTTCGCGGCGTACAGCGTGCCGCGCCCGGGGATGCACGCGCAACTGTCCGCTATGAAGCTGGCGTAGAAGCGCGGTGCCACACGGTTGTACAGCAGGTGGTGGACGACGCGGTCCCGGAACGCGGCTGCCCAAACCTCGCGGGCTTTTGGTCGGGTGACCACGAAGCAAATAGAGCGGCCTGGCCGGTAAGTGCCGGCGATCAGGTCGTCGTAAAGCTCCAGCAGGTTGATCTCCATGTCCTTTTCGAACAGCCTGGCGCTGGCAGTGTTGCGCTTGTGCCGACGGCAGTCGTAGTAGGCCAGGACGAGATCCTCGAACTGGAAAGGTGCAACACTTAAATCTGCGGACAGGGCGCACCAGGCGCTCGTTGTTCTTGTCGTTGTTGTTGAGCCAGCCATCTTCAAAGTCCATGTTGTAGGCGTTGTTGGCGGAGAACTGCGACCTATCGAGCTATCTACGTCGCCGAGCCGAAGGCAATGCCGATCAGCAAGGAAACTGCACCAGACCTACACGGACGCTTTAGACCGGCGGTATCTGTGATGTGCATGGCGGTGACCAAATGGTCAGCGGCTCGACCAGATTTTGCGCGCAGGCGAGAGAGCCTTAACCCTCACGCAGCGGGCGCGGCTGCGGACTTCTTCCAGGCGTTTGCCTGACGACCGACAGAGGCCGTCAACTTCATCGCCTTGGCGTGTTGCCCTTTGCTGATGAGCCCATTGTTGGTCAGGGCTCGTAGCAGGTAGTTGATCATCCAGATGCTTTCCAGCAGAAGATTGAGGATTGGCGCCTTGTCTCGCGCCATGTTTGCACGACCGACCAGCACCAGGACCTGCAAGCATTCGTCCCTGATTTTGGCGCCGATCACCTGCTTCAGGTCTCGCGGGATGTTGCGCACCAATTCAAGCGATAGCCCAAGCAGTTCCTCGGCAACCTTGTGGATTTCCAATTCCGTATGCAGGGCCATCCTGGCCTCCCTGAAAAGCGAGGGCGCTATCGCGCCCATGAATGAAGGATTGAAGGATCAAATAAACTTTCTGCGGACAGGGCGCACCAGGCGCTCGCTGTTCTTGGCGCCGTAGTTGAGCCAGCCAACAACAAAGTCCATGTCGTAGGCGTAGTAGGCGGAGAACTGCGAACTGGTCCAGTGCCAGGGGGTCGAGAACAGCCCTGAGACTGTGGTTTCGAGGAATGCCGCCTCGCGGCGGGACATCAGGTAGAAATCCTTGTGACCGTCACGCTCGAAGTTGGCGCAGAACTGGGCGGCAGGATGGTCGTGCTCCCGGTTGCTGCTCGCCAGGCACGCGGTGTTCGCCTGTCCATCCCAGGGGGACTTGGCTCCATCGATTTCCTGACCGTAGCCGCCCCACTCAAGGTTGGCCTGGGCGTCATCACCCGTCGGCACAATCAGGTAGTAGGGGCGGTCGCCACCCTGGAAAAGTCCGCCGTTCACGCCGCCTTCGCCCGGCCAGTATTCGCCGATGGCTGGAACGCCAGCCGGGGTGGCGACTGGCTTGGCGGCAGCGACGATGACTGCGAGAACTTGCAGTGCCAGTTCGGGGTTCGGTGTAGAGAGCGTTGTTGGTCCATCACTTACGGTGATCAGGTGCATGGAATACTCCAGGAATAGAAGTAGGGTGCAGGCTGCCGGCGCTTCCCGGCGCGCTTCTGGTCTGAGCGACATCCAGCCGCTCCCGCGAATCGCCTGCATGAAAAGGAATGAATAAGCGAATTACTGAATAGAGATGCTGCGGACAGGGCGCACCAGGCGCTCGTAGCTCTTGCCGTAGCAGTAGAGCCAGCCATCTTCAAAGTCCATGTTGTAGGCGTTGTTGGCGGAGAACTGCGTGCTCAGCCAGTGGAAGCGATCCTCACGCAGGTCAATCAGTCCCTCGGACTTGGCGGCCATCATCAATTGTCCTTCCAGGCAGGAGGGGATATGCGCGCCCAGTTCCAAGGCCTTGATCGCGATGCTGCTGCCGGCCTCGGCCATCGCTCGGGTATTCGCCTCGCCGTCGCTGTAACTGTCGGCGCCGGCACTCTCAACGCCGTATTTGCCCCAGGCGCCGCTCAGCTCATCGTCGAGCAGGACCAGGGCGCGCTCCTGGCCGTTGAGCCAGTAGCGGGTGACGAACTTGCCGCCGGCGAGAGGTTGACCGCGTTCTGGCAGATCGGCGGCGGCTACGGATTGTTGTGCATGTTGATTCATGGTTTTCTCCGGGTATGCGCCGCCCTCCGTGACCGGATGCGCAGCGTGGGGTAGGGTTACTTCGGGATTTCGATTTCGTCGTCAGGCTCTGGCGGATCGACTTCGAGCGACTTGCGGCCGGCTGCCTCAATAATGCGTGACACCTTTTCCTTAACAACAAAAGGTGTCGTGTACCGGTGTAGCATCCTGGCCTGGGTCTCGAAGTCAGCTTCGATCAGGTTTGCCAGCAGCCGCTGGTGAATGTCCTGCTGGTTGTTGATGCCGTGGGCCTTCATGACCTTCTTCAAGTCCGGCTTGAACACGCCGGCTACCTCAATCGTGAACTTCTCAATGCCTAGCGCGGCGTTCTTGGCTGCTTCCTTCTCGCGTTTTCGGCGCTGCTTGAGCGCTTCCGCCGTTGGCTGTTGTTCCTCGGCCATGGCCTACCTCTTCAATTCCACTGGCCGGCAGCTCCAGCCAAGTCTGTCGTTTGCGTTGCTGGGTGCGGAAACGTCTCACGCGGCTTCCTTCACTTGGCTCCAGGCGCCGACCGAGGCCAGCAGGGAGGACAGTTGCGCCTCTGTTACCCGGGTGTTGCCCGGTACGGCCAGCCAGCCCATGCCTACCAGGTGGTTCGCATTGCAGTCGGATTTCACCTCGTCGTAGAAGTGCTCGAGCACATCCGAAAGCCTTTCCACCAGGTGGACGCCGTCCGGCGTGATGTCGATGGACTTGATGTACTGGGCGCCGTCCTGACGAACGCAGATGCCTGCGATGTAAATCGTCCAGCGGTGCGCGACATCACAGAGCGCGTCAGAAACCGCTCTCGACAGTATCTGCTTGCCGTTCTTCCAGTTGATCATGACCTGCAAGCCGCTGGGATCGATGTTGATCACTGCGGCGTGGTTGGTGTTGACCAGGGCGCGCATGCTGCGCTCTAACTGGACTCGCCGATTGCACGGCTTTCGCTTGCTCATAGCGCCTCCGCCATTTTGCGCAGCGCCCGGCGTTCAGTCAGGGTCAGCTTTCGGGGTTTGCGCTTGAGGACCGTTTCAGGGTCTATCCGGGTTGAGCGGGCCGGCGGGATTGGATTGCTCGGTGGGCTTCGCAATTCATCGATTCTCCCGCCTGCCGCCAGGAACTGGGCGATCTGGTCGGAAAGGGCGTCTGCCTGTGGCCGGTTGTGCTCGACCAGACTGAGGTGGTTGCTGATCATGCTGCTATCCCCAATACCTTGTTCATGCGCTCGTCGAGGATTTCGTAAAAGGTTTTCACCCGCTCGGCGAGCTTGCGAATCATTACTTCGTCCCGGTAGGCACGCTTGATGAACAGAGGCATTCCAGGCCAGTAGCAGACGAAGTCGATCCACTCCCGCTCCGAAACCCATAGGCCGCCCTGGCACTGCGCGACATGCTCCTTTGGAACCTCACCGGACAGGATGACTTCCACCTGGAACTTCGGAAGTTTGGTTTTGATTTCGCAGAGGCCGTCATTTCCTATCAGCGAATCAGGCGAGTAGCCAATCCCGTGATTGAGGATGATGCCGACCTGATGCGTGGTCACGTCCGCTTGTGCCTGGTAAAGGCCGCGGGCAGTGCCTTCGTACTCATGGCCGCGCTCTGTATGGCGATTGCCCTGGAAGGGGTCGGCAGCTTCGCCCGTGATGCGCTCACCGATCAGGGTGTTCATGTAGGTGAACGCTCCAGCGCCGAATCCGGCTTCGCCTTTTCCGTTGACCAGCAGGCAATCCAGCTCCGAGCAAGTAACGATGCCCAGGCGCAGGTTCAGCCACTCTTGAGTGCCTTGCTCTACGTCACTGATTATTTGCATTGTCTGCCTCCGCTTTCGCTGCAGATTTGGTGAGTTGCCCGAGCACCTTGTCGAACTCGCCCTTACTGACGTCTGACGTGGTGCCATGGAGATTGGCAAAGGCCTCTTTCGCCTTGTCGCTGCATTTGTCGAGCAGCGCCTGGAGCTGACGGGCCTGAACCGGTGTCACCGTGACGCTTGGCACCGCCGCGTGGCCGTCGTCGTCTTCGCCACGAGTGGTGATGTTCAACAGCGCCGACATGACGTAGCGCTTGCCGTAGCTGGTGGACGATCCAACCGCCTGGACTGCGTTCTTACTCCCGCTGGTGTCGAGCGGGAGCAACATAGTCGTGCTTTCCCGGTGCCCGGCGCGGTGCATCAGAATTCCGGTGACGCTCAAGCCTGCTGGCACGTTCTCAACCTTGAAAGTAATGGCGAATCCGTGGGCCTGCATGATCGGCTTGATGACGTCGTTGATGTCTTCGAACGTGGCGTAATCGCTGCGCTTCTGGCCGTTAACGACGATGGCGCCGCGCTCGGCGATGCTTGGAATGTCGCTTTGCATGGCAGCCATAGCAGCGTTGAACTCTGCTTCGGCGTCCCGGGCCTGCATCTGCTCATGCATGACCAGCAACCGCTCCATCTTCTCGATGTCGCACGTAGGGTCGGCGGCGGCCCGGCTGATAACAGCCAGGATGCTGCTGTCCGACTTGATCGGCGCCACGGACTGGCGGCGTTGTTCCGGCAGAATGATGTCCTGTGCCATGGTGGGCTCCTCAGTACTGGATAGAGATTGCTGGGATCTTGCGCTGGGCGATCAGGGTGATTGCCTGCTTCGCGCATTGCTCGGTCATGCCGCCGGCGATGAAGGCTTCCAGGGCGGCGCGGTTGATCTTGGCTTTGTGCGCCTTGTCAGCCTCGCGCAGCCGCTCCTGGCGCAGGATTTCGTCCGCTGCGGCTTTCTGGCGGGCAATCTCATCGAGGCGCGCCTTTTCGACGGCCTGCTTCTGATCTTCGATTGCTTGAAGGCGGTCGCGCTCAGCTTTCTGGTCCGCCTCGATCTTCTCCCGCCTGGCCTGTTCTGCTTTGCGCTCGGCTTCGGCGGCGGCCAGCTTCAGGTCGTTCTCCCGCTTCTCCGCGGCTGCCTGCTCGTCTCGTGCCCGCTGCGCAGCCGCATCACGCTCACGCTGAGCCTTTTCCTCTGCTTCACGGGTAGCGCGCTCGGCGGCTTCACGGGCGATTCGATCCTCGCGCTCCTTCTTCTCGCGAGCCTCGTCTTCGGCGCGACGCCGAGCCAGTTCGGCCTGGTCAGCTTCGAAGGCCTCACGCTTGGCGAGCCCGGCGCGCAGTACAGCCAGGACCTTGTCCTTCGCCCGGGCGGCTTCGGCTTCGAATTCTTCCCAGTGGGAGCCAATCTCAACCGCTTCAGCCTCCGCAATGCGCTGCTTAATCTGCTCCGACGTCAGTTCCGCGAGCATGTCGTCGCGATTCTTCAGCCAGTCGATGCCGTCGTTATGCTTGTCGACCCTGGCATCTTCTGCGGCCTGCCACTCGTTCAGCGGCCGGCGAACCTCTTCCTGCCAGGCTTCCAGGGTATCCCGCACGCGCTTGCGCTCGGCGTCGATCTTCTTAGGCACCTCTTTCAGCTCGGCAACTAGCTTCTTGCCGACGTCGTCCAGGGCGGTTTTGGAACGGGCGACCTTGTAGGCCATCGAGGCGATTGCATCCCGACCTTTGCGAGTGCTGATGTCAGGCGTGAAGCCGTCGATCTCGGTACGGATTTGCTGAAGCCAGGGCTCCAGGCCGTTCGGCGCGCTGTACACGGCCAGGGCGGTTTCTGCTGGCGGCACGACGGCCAGTTCGGTATTTGCGGACACGAGCGAATCCTTGCCGCGACGTGCGCAGCGCTTGAAGAGTTGAGTTAGGCGGTGATGCGATCAGCCAGGGCGCTGAGCAGCATCAGGAAGGTGAAGAAGGCGAGTGCGGAGAACGAACCGCGCCAGATGAGCACGCGGCGCGCCCACTGGCGACTGGTCATGATGGCGAGTCCAGCGCTTTGATGGCTGACTTACCCAAGGCGCGCAGAGATCGCCGGAAGTTGCCTAGGTCGCGGCGCTCGTCTTTGCGCTTCCGAATGAAGTACCAGGCCCGAGTGCAGTGAACACAGCCAAGCTCTGCCAGGTAGTCACCGATGTCGTCATTATGCAACCTGGCTACGTAGCCCATGGAGTTGGGCTCTTTATGCTGAAAGGCTTCCCAGATATGGGTTTTCCGATAGCCCTTCTCTTCGTCGTAGAGAATCCTCATGTGCTCTTCGCTACCGTTCGGCCATGGCATAGGACCGAACAGCAGATCGCCGTCCGAATCCAAAGCCTCTGGTCGAGGCCCAATCACGTCATAGCCGCGACGACACTTATCAGTGCATACCCGGATGTCTTGGGTGAGCCGCTTGATCTGTTGCAGGCAGAGTTCATGTCCGGCAAGGGCCATGAGAATCTTCTGTTCGAGCTTCATGCCTTCACCTCATAAGCGACAGTCCACTCACCGCACAGACAGGCCCGGCGGCTATAGGCGTGAACATTGGGGATGCCAGCGTCATGAGCCAGCGACAGCGCGCCCAGCCACTTTTCGTGGGTGAAGGCCAGGATCATGCGGTCCTCGGGCAGCTCTTCGATCTGCTCGTCGATCAGCGACTTATGGATTGGCGTGGTCATGGCTGCTCCTTGCGCTCGCCCGAATGCGGTCCAGCGCGTATTGGCTTTGAAGTTCGTAGATGCGATCCAGGCGGGCCCGATAGGAACCGTATTCGGCAAGGTCGATGACACCCAGGGAGTGGGCTAGCTCGATCGCCATCGACGCTTCAGCGTGCACAGCGGCCGACGTGTCACCGGCATTCAGCAGGGCGAACCGGGACTCAATCATTCGGATCGCAATGGCGTGCTTGCTCATGCGACCCACCGTTGCCGACGACTCAGTGCGTCGATCTCGATCCACAGCGCCGTTTCAATCGGCTTGCAAAACTGCTGGGCCAGCACTGGTAGCTGCCACTGGGCGACATCCATCCGCACGCCGTCATCGTCGTAGCAGATGGCAGACTCGACCTTGAACTCCAGCTCGCGGCTGCCGTAGTAGTCCCAGTCGCTGTTCCAGGAGTTGAAGCAGGGCGGTATGTTCTCGCAATGGGTCACCTCCACCTGGAGGACAAACCCTTCAACAACTATTTCGTATTCCATGATTGCCTCCAGGGTGGCGGGTTACTCGGTGGGCGGGGAGGGGAGTGGCTGCCAGTGCGTCGGCGTGATGTCGCAGCGGTCACCGTCGATGTAGCGCCAAGGCCGATGCTCGTTGCCGCACGTCATGGCGAAGAAGGGGCCGTCGTTGGTTTTCCTGCCAAGGCGATACGCCAGCACGTGCTGGCGAATTGGCGGAAGTCGTTCGCTGCATTTGATCCAATCGCTCATGACTCTCTCCATTCGTTGGTTCACCTGTATCCGTCAACACTCATGCGTCCCGCTGTTTGCCGTTGGGCTCGGGGTAGAGTGCTGACGGATAAAGGCGAGAAATGAAAAGGCCCAACTGGACAGGAGGGCCTTTTCGATGCAGTGGGTTTGAGGAAGAGTTAGCGCTTCATGATGGTCTACTCCTACAGTGCGCGCCGTTGGCATCTTGGCGGGCGCTCGCCGTTCTCTATGGTTGCTACAAAATGCAGGCGGGCGGTTATAGGCCGCAGTTTCGTCCGCATCGGGGTGTGATCTGTTTGGCCCTCATGCCTGAGGCCGATCCAGTGCAGCCGGTCGGTCAGATCACACTCCGATACGGCCTGGTGCTGGGGAGGACCAGGGCATCGGGCAGTTAACGACAGGCTGTCGTGGCGCTGGTTGTTCAGTCGTAAATGCCGTAGCTGAAGTCGTCTTCATCACAGTCGACGATGATCTTGGATTTACCGAAATAGAGTGCTGCGACCATCTTTTCGAATGGAGTGCGGAATTTCAGGGTTTGACTGATCTTCTCGTTGTCAATTTTGGCGGCGTACACCGATCCGACCTCATGACCCTTTTCGTTTCGGTCTTTCCCGTACCGGTCGAAGCTGATGTGGATCGCGTTATCGAGCGTGTACTCGCTGCGCTCGGAGCTTCGGGAGTAGGTTGAAATCCCGTGATCCTTTGGCTGCTTGTCGAAGTAGATGTGCAGGCCGCCGTAATCGGATGGTTGGAAGCGAATATCCGGGGCCTCCCAGTGTTCTTCGGCTGCGGACTCTTTGTGATCTTCGACGAAGGCTTCCAGCAGATCTTGCAGGCTGATCACTTCCGGCATCGCATCTTTGGTCAGTACCTCGTCGATGTGCTGCTGGGCCAGGCGAACCATGTCGGCCTCAACGCCGCTGTTTTCCCACTTTTCCTTCAGCGCGGCGGCGATCAGGGCGTTGTAGCGGGTCAGCTCGAAGATTTCGGTCAGATTGGCCGGCAGTGCTGCCTTGATGGCTTTCGTAACCTGCTCACCCATATCGCCATAGCGGCCGAAGCAGCTATCGATCACGCTGGTAAACATTTTCTTTACGTGGTCGTCGATGATTTCCACCGGCTTATCGCTGGCTGCGAAAGCGCTGACGCGCTCAACGAGAAGCTGCTGAAGTGTTTGCTCGCTCATTTGGTGCTCCGTGCTTGATCGGTTGTTTTCCCAATGCACCCGGTCGCCCAGGTGCATCAGTGAAAGGTCCACCAGGGAAAACTCACGCGACCCGGGCGAGAACTTCACGGCTGAACGCCTGAATATTCATGTGAGCCTTCACCGTCATCGCTTTGCGCTGGGCCATGTGGCTGCGCATCACAAGGTCGGCCATATCAGCCGGGTCGGCCTCAAGTGCCGCAATCGCCTGATCGACACCGCCAAACCACTTTTCCAGCAGCCTGGCGCACGATGCCGCGGCCTCGCTCACTACCTCATTGCTTGCTTCAAACGTTGGTTTACTCATCGTCTTGCCTCCGTTGATTTCCAATGCCGCCTCAGACGAGGCGAGCTTCAGCCATGGCCGCGTCCCGAGTGTCGGCAGCCAGGTCTGCCGCCCAAAAGCGGCCGGCGCGGACGTGCGCAATGATGTCGCGGTTCGCTGTCCGCGCTTTCTGTACGAGTGCTTGCTTGGTCATGTGAGGTGCTCCGGTTGTCATCCCAAGCAGCCCTCGCGAGAAGGCTGCTCAGTGATGCTTTCCGCCGGGACCCGCTACTGGCGCGGTCACCGGCTTGAATCTCTATGTCAAAGAACTTGGTTCCAGTCGGTCCCGCTTTCCGGGGCTGGGAGATCACTGTCGCTGATCCCTGACTATCTGGCGGCTTCACCAGTCGTGTGGCGGGTCTGTTT